AGATGAAAATGCGTAAAGCTCGCAAAGGTCGTAAAGCTCGCAAGTAATCCGTAAGGATTGCTTTGGGTGACCAAACAAGTCCTACGGGGAGGAGGAAACTAAATAAACCTCCCCACTTGACAATTGTTATATTTAGATTACGATTAGCGTTAATTTCATAGGAAAATATATGGGCGTACCGTCAGACAAGTTAATGGAAATGATTAAATCCCAAAAGGATGGCGCAACTCCTGGTGGGCTTCCACAAGCACTAGAAGGACCTGGCAATATTTCCGATGCTTCTGCTCCCCCAATGGGATCACCAATGTCCACTCCTGAACCTAAGATGGGTAATCGGGAAGCCTCAATGATTAACATTTCGATGGCTATGGATTTACTAGAACAAGCATTACCTGCGTTGGGAAGCGAATCAGGTGAAGGTCAAAAACTTCTTTCCGCTATTCGCACCATGACGGGCATCATTGGTCCTAAGAAGTCTAAGGTAAACGAACTTCAACCAACCGAAATTATGCAAATGCTTCAAACATTACCTCAAGCTGGTGGCGCAACTGCTGAAGGTAAAGCAATGCAACAAGCGCCACAAATCCCAGGTATGTCACCTGGCGGTGGTATGCCTCCTCCTACACCTCTTGGTGCTGGTGGTGGTATGCCTCCTCCTTCTGGCGGTATGCCAGGTGGTATGCCTTCCGCAACTCCAAAAATGTAAGGAATTACTATGGAACTCTTTAAACCACGTGGATCAGCACAACCACGCAGACCTACCGATAACAACCAAAAAAACGGTCAAGTTATCAATACACCACGTTTCTCACAGTTTGGTGGCTTAACATCTGCTTCTAAAGCAGGTTTTAAGAACATGATGACTATGAGCCATCCTGGTGACACCAAAAAAGTTATCTAAAGAAAAAGGGGATAAATCATGTCTTTAGAAGATCTTTCATTAGAACAACGTGATGAGTTGGCATTGTTAGCCAAGCAATTGTCTGACAATCCAAACACACGTAAAGAATTTTTACGAATGACCAAGAAAGTTCGACCTGAGCTTTCAGTGCCAGAACTTGACATTGAGGAATACACTAACTCCAAAGTTAATGATGCCGAAAAAAGAGTAATGGCTTTAGAATCAAAATTGCGTGAGCGTGATGCAGTTGAAGAACTAAACAAGCGCAGAGCAAAATTAGGTCGTAGCGAAGAAGAAATTGCTGAAATTGAAAAAGTAATGCTTGAACAAGGTGTGACTAATCACGAAACAGCAGCTCAATATTTTGATTGGATGAAGCAAGCAGCAACGCCTACTCCAATGGGATACAGTTCTAGCCCGATGAATAAGTTTAACCTTGATAAGTATTGGAAAAACCCACAGATGGGCGCTAGAGATGAAGCACAAAAAGCGTTGATGGAATTGAAAAATCAAAATTCAAGACCAATCGGTTTTAAATAAGTAGTAAATAGGGGATATTTACTTTAGGAGTTTATTATGCCAATAGGCGGAGGAATTGTTCCAGCCTCGGGTTCATCGCAATATAATGAGTTAACATACGTAACTCGTAGAGCGTTTATCCCTAAGCTGGTCGTACAGCTTTACAACAGCACACCTTTGATGGCTGCTTTGATTGCAAACAGTCAACAGGCTTCAGGCGGTGTATCCCAAGTTACCGTGCCAGTTCAAGGCGCTCAGTTTGTTAACGCACAATGGTCTGACTACTCTGGTTCATTCAATCAGCCAGCAGTTCAGCAAGGTGCATTTAACGCTGAATTTAACTTAAAGTTAATGATTGCCCCAGTGCCTTTCTTGGGTATGGAAGGTGCAGTTCAGCAAGATTACGCCATTATTCCATTGATCGAAGCTCGTATGAACGATGCGACCAACGTAATGATGGATGCAATGGCTACTGCGCTTTATAACAACTACACCAACACACAACAGTTCATTGGATTGCCAGGCGCTATTGATGATGGTACAAACTTAGCTACTTACGGTAACATCAACCGTTCTACATACGCTTGGTGGAAATCAACTCGTTATGCAGCGGGTAACGTAAACCCAACACGTCAAAACGTATTGCAATACATTTCTGGTACTGTCAAAAAAGGCGCTGAAGTTCCTACTTTTGCCGTTTGCGGTTTTGGCACATGGACTTTGTTAGCACAAGACTATGTAGGTCAAGAACAATACGTTATCACCCCAGGAAACGCTTTTGATGGCGATTCTAACGGTCCTCAAGCAGCTTTCCGTGCTTTGATGGTCGCTGGTGTTCCTGTCTATCCAGATCCATACTGCCCTGAAGGTATCATGTACTTCATCAACAGTAACTACTTGAACCTTTATATTCACGATCAAGGTTCTTTTGTATTTACTGGTTTTGAATCTACCTTACCAAACTGGCAGATCGGTTATGTTGGCGCTGTTTTGATGATTGCCGAATTGGTAAGCACCAAACCTAAGTCAATGACTGTGGTGTCTGGTTATAACTCTATTTCACTATAAGGAGCTGATAACATGGCACTCGGTTTAAATAAAATCCTCATTGCTGGTACTTATGAAAATACGCCTGGTGCGTATTGGCAAGCTGCCACCAATATCTCTGTAACTACCGCTGGTAACGTAGTTCCTGCTGGTACTTACATGATGTTTAGTACATCAAACGTAGTTATCCAAGCCGTTTCTAATTACAACGCTACAAGTAACGTGGCTACATTCTCAAACGTGTATCCAATCAATTCAGGCGGTGTAGTTATTTCTGACGGTGTAAACGTACAATTATTGGCAACCACTAACACTACAGCTCAGTTGATTACTGTAAACGGTGGTATTCCTGTAACTGGCACATTTAACAGTTAAGGAGCGATAAATGGCTAATTCCGATTCAGTATCACAGTTTTACTTGGATAGTTTTGGCTATGGTCGTGTTGCTGTTATTAAAGCAACTGCTTTGAATACATCTGGAAATGGCGCTGCCACTGGTATCGTCATTCCTTTTCTTAGCGGTGGTTTAACTAATGCAAATGCTACAGTTGGATCTGGAAGCGTTATTCTTAAGACAATTCGTGTACAAAACCCAACAGGTTCTGTAGCTTCAGCGAACGTGTCAATTACTACAAGTAATGACGGTAACATCTCAAACGTAGTAGTAGCAAACGTAGTTTTAAGCACTATTACAGGCGCTGGTAAATACCAAGACCTTACTATTGCTGGTAACTACGGTGCTAACACAGCCGTATCTGGATACACAACCCAAGCCTTATATGTCAATGTGAACACTGTAAGCGGTAACGCAAACACTGTTGATATTGCTGTTTATGGCGATGTAGTTAGTTTCTAATGTCTAATATCTTTGTAACCAATCACTCTGACAAACTCTATAAAGATGGATATGGCGGTGTGTTTTATGAGTTTGTGCCAAGTAAAACAGTAGAAGTACCTGTTGAAGTTGCTAGGCACATATTTGGTTATGGAGAGAACAACAAAGAGCCTTACTTGGCTAGGTTAGGATGGATTACAACTTCCAATGATTTAGATAAAGGTTTAGAGATCTTGTCTAAATGGGAATTGTCCACCGAACCACCAAAAAAAAACCAATCGTTATCCCCGTTGGTGGAAAGAGTACCCTTGCCCATTAAAAAGGCAGGGGGAAAAGTCCTTCAAGCAGTAGCATGATTTATGGAAAATAAATGGCAACCTTATCGAGTTACCTTACCGAAGTCGAGAGATTGCTCCATGATGCCAACAACAATTTTTATAGTCAGACACAATTAACTGATTACATCAATTCGGCAAGAGAGCGATTAGTCAGAGATACTGGGTGCTTACGCACAATCCAGATTGCTCAAGTGCCTTATAAAGTTCCATCATCAAGTGTTATCAATGGTGCTACGCCAGCAAACCCAACTCAATGGGTAGCAAACACTGCGGTCACAATTAACACTTTTGTATTTAGCAATATTTATATTTATCAATATGCTACAGGCGGAACTTCAGGTTCTTCTGCGCCAGCTTATCCTAATGCAACAACTAGCAACTACAACAACTACCCACCAAGCACCCCGTTTGCTGATGGCACGGCTACTTTGCAATATGTTGGTAATTGTGAAAATATTTACTACTCAACTTTGCCTCAAGGATCAAATACTTTAGACATTATCAATATCAACTTGTATTGGGGGAATACCCGTGTACCGATGGATTATTTATCTTGGTCTGACTTTAATGCTCGTTTACGGTTTTGGCAAAATTATATCGGCAGACCTTTGGCATTTACCATATACGGTCAAGGTCAAATATATTTCGGACCTGTACCCGATCAAATCTACCAATTAGAAATTGATACTGTTGTATTGCCAACAGCTTTAAATTTAAATACAGCATCTACTACCGATGTTATCAACGATCCCTATACAGTTTGTGTTAAATTTTACGCTGCTTATTTAGCCAAATTTTATGAGCAAAGTTTTGGCGAAGCTGAGATATTTAAGCAACAATACGATAAACAAATTGCTTCTGTTCTCAATACGGTTTACACCAGGAGAATTCCAAGCGTTTACAGTAGTCCATACTAATTATGGCTGCTGCCGAACAAAAAAAATCATATCAAGTTGTTAAGCAATTTAAAGGGCTCAACACTAAGGCTAACCGCACTGCTATTGAGGAAGATGAGTTTTCTTGGATTGAAAACGCTCAACCAGTCGGTTATGCCAACATCAAAATTGTTCCAACTTATAACCAAGTAAGCAATTCTTCTAACGTAGCGGTTACTTGGTCAAATACAGTAAGCCAATTGGCTTCTGTAAACATTGGTTTGTATGATTATATTGTTGCTTTTTTAACAGACGGTTCTGCTCAATATTTCAACATTCAAACTGCTGCTACAGGAAACGTAGCCGTTGCAGGTACGTTTTCTAACGCTGGAATAAGCTATTCTCAGTGGTACAACGACAGAATGTTAATCCTAGATTCTTTCAAGGGTTTATCTTCTTGGGATGGTAACAACGTAGTTTCCATAGGATCAGTAGGAGTTGTAGCAATTACCAACAAGGGTTCTGGGTACAATACCGCCCCTACAGTTACTATTTCAGCTCCTAATCAAGCTGGCGGAGTACAAGCTAACGCTACAGCATCTCTAACTAGCGGTGCAAATACCGTTGGTTTTGTCAGCCTGTCTAATGCGGGATCAGGATATAACGCTGCTCCCACCGTTACTTTTACGGGTGGGGGTGGATCAAATGCTTCAGCCGTAGCTGCATACACAACTTTTGCTACTGGAACTGTTACCATTAACGTCATTTCTGGAGGCGCTGGATATACCAATGCCTCTAACACTACCGTAACTATCACGGGTGGTGGTGGCTTGGGCGCAGTTGGTAATGCCGTTATTAGCGGTAACGTAGTGACTCAAGTGGTCATGACTAACCCAGGATCAGGCTATACCAATAGCGCTAACCTTGTAGTAACCATTTCAGGTGGCGGTGCAACCAATAACGCCACATTGCAAGGCATAGTAAACACAACGCAAAACGTGAGCATAGCGACCTTTTCAGGTCGAACATGGGTGGCAGCAGGTCGAACGATCTATTACAGCGCTGCGGGGTCTTATAGCGACTTTACAAGCGTTTCTGCTGGATCAATAACCCTAACGGACTCAACCCTTCATGGAAACATTCAGCAGCTTCTTTCTGCTAATAACTTTTTGTATATTTTTGGCGATGATTCGATCAACGTATTTTCGGATGTTAGGGTTACTACTAGTGGTACTACTATTTTTACTAACACAAACGTAAGCGCTTCTGTAGGATCAAAACGCCCTAACGCCATATTCCCGTATTTTCGTTCTGTGTTGTTTATGAACGATTACGGTATGTACGCTCTTGTAGGATCTACCACTTCAAAACTATCAGACAGCTTAGATGGTATGTTTCCTAATATTGACTTTGCTAGCCCTGTTTATGCTGGTCAAGTTTTAATCAATAATATTTTGTGCGCTGCATTTAACTTTAGATATTACGATGCCATATTTACTCAAAGCTATCGCTATATTCAAGCGGTGTTTTTTGAGAAGAAATGGTTTTTAACTAGCCAAAATGACAGCCTTGCTTACATTACTTCTGTACCCGTTGGCGGTAAAGTAACTTTATATGGCACGTCTGGTCAAAACCTGTACCAGTTGTACTCTAACGCTACCGCTACTATTACCAGCCGTATTCAAACCGCATTGATGCCAATGGGTGACCCCATTAGGACTAAACAAGCGTTAAAATTTGCTATTGAAGCTACTAACAGTAACGTAGTTGCATTATCCGCTACCGTTGACAGTGAAGTTGGCTCTAGCCCTGCATATTCGTTATCTAGTGCAATTATTTGGCAAAATAATTCGTTTGTCACAATTCCTTGGACTAATAATGCTGGTGCAACTATTAGTTGGGATTCTGTAGGATACGAATTGTATAAATCTGATGCTTCTCAGTATGGAAAATACTTGGGGTTAACAGTAACATCTAATAGTGCGGGATTTGTCTATAACGGCTTTGAATTTGAACATGAACTGAGAGTGAGATTCTAATGTCAGTACCTTATACTTTTGCAACGGCTACTACAGCCCTGCCTTTATCCCAGCTAGACACCAACTTTGCTACGCCTATTACCTTAGGCAATACTGCTGTTTATTTAGGAAATACCACCACTACTATCGGCAATTTAACCCTCGCAAACGCCACAATTACAAGCGGATCGGTTACTTTAGCTAACGTAACTACTACAAACGCTACTGTAACTAACTTTACAAGTTCAAATGTAGCTATAAGTGGCGGTACTATTAGTAACGTAGCGTTAACTTTAGATGCTATTAACGGAACTCCAATCGGTAACGTAACGCCAAGCACAGGCGTATTTACTAGCGTTACAGACTCTGGACTTACTACAGGTCGTGTCACCTATGCAACTACTGGCGGTCTATTAACAGACTCTGCCAACCTAACATTTAACGGCACAACACTTACTACAGCTAATGATGCGTATATATCAGGTCTTACTGTTGGTAAGGGTGGTGGTTCTAGTGCATTTAATACGGTTGTTGGTAACGGTGCTTTAATTACAAATAGCACAGGTGTTTATGTTTCTGCTTTTGGTGTTAGTTCTTTAAACAAAAGCACAGCAAATGGAAATTCTGCGTTTGGCGCTTATGCAGCCCAAAATACAAGTTCTGGAGCAGATAATTCCATTTTTGGTGCTGAAGCATTATCAGCAAATACAACAGGTTCAAGCAATACAGCCATTGGCAGACAAACACTTTACTCAAACACCACCGCATCTAACAACACAGCAGTAGGTTTTCAAGCTGGGTATAGTAATACAACTGGTGCACAAGTTACAGCTATTGGTTATGGTGCTTTATACACAAACAATGCTTCATATAGCACAGCCGTAGGTTATAACTCTGCTAGGTCAAATACAACTGGAGTAGGTCTTACTGCTTTAGGTAGCCAAACTCTATATAGCAATACTACTGGAACATCAAATGTGGCTATTGGAACTTACGATGGCACTACATTACCTGCTTTATATAGCAACACTACTGGCTCTAGTAATATTGCCGTAGGTACTGGTGCACTTCAATCAAACACCACCGCATCTAACAACACAGCAGTAGGCTATCAAGCTGCTTACTTCACTACAACAGGAAATCAATTAGTAGCTATTGGAGGTAACGCTCTTTTAAGTAATACTACTGGTGTAAACAATATTGGTATTGGTTATAACGCTAATGGCGCAAGCACAACAGCAAATTCAAATATTGGCATTGGCACAAACACTTTAGGAGCATTAAATAGTGGTTCAAATATTGGTATTGGTGTGGGTGCTTTGCAATCAACTACAGGCTCTGCAAATACCGCTATAGGCACAAATGCTTTAATTTATAACACCGCATCTAACAACACAGCAGTAGGTTTTCAAGCTGGGTATAGTAATACTTCTGGTGTACAAAATGTATATTTAGGTCGTTGGTCTGGATACAATGCAACTAATGCATACAATTGTTTTGTTGGTGATTATTCTGGTTATTCCGTAACATCTGGATCAGTAAATACATTTATTGGTTCAGGTGCTGGTAATGCAGTAACAACAGGCAATAACAATACTATTCTTGGTGGCTATTCAGGCAATCAAGGCAGTCTAGACATCCGTACAGCAAGTAACTACATTGTATTATCTGATGGTGATGGTAATCCACGGCAGGTTATTGACTCTAGTGGTAATTTGTTGGTTGGTACTACAAGTCAAATTGGGCTTGTAACGGCAAGAACAGTTATTTCTTCATCTAGTAATTTGCTTGCTTTACAAGCTGGAAACGGCAATGTTGGCGCATATATGACCAATAACAGTGGCACAGCAAACTGGCAACCATTTTCATTTTGTAACAACGGCTCAAGCTGGTCACAGATTGGCTCTATTACTTGTACAGCTTCTGCAACCTCCTACAACACCTCATCTGATTACCGCCTAAAAGAAAACATTGCTCCAATGCAAAACGCATTGAATGCAGTGCAACAACTTAAACCAGTTACTTATAAATGGAAATCTGACGGCTCTAGCGGTCAAGGTTTTATTGCCCATGAACTTCAAGAAGTAGTACCTGACTGCGTAACTGGCGAAAAAGATGCTGTAGATGCTGAAGGCAAACCAGTTTATCAAGGTATTGACACTTCATTCTTAGTAGCTACATTAACAGCTGCCATCCAAGAACAACAAGCCCTCATCACCCAACTGCAAGCCGATGTGGCTGCACTTAAAGGAAAATAATGAACACTTACACAACTATCATCAACTCGATGTACACAATCCCTAATCCTACGGGATATGTTGTCAATGTACTATTTACCGTATCAGGTACAGACGGCACTTACACAGCTCATATTGATGGAAACTGTCAATTTAGTCCATCCGAGGGTGGCAACATTACTCCATACGACCAACTTACAGAAGCTGAGGTATTAGGCTGGATTAACGCTTCTACCGACAATCAAGCTAATTATTATGCCAACATTGATGGTCAAATTTCTTCAATGGTGACCCCGCCCGTGTCACCTTCTAACACACCGCTGCCTTGGGCAACAGCATAAGGGGATTTACATGGCAATTGCATTAGACCTAGAAGTAAACGAAGTTAACTTTTTGTTACAAACTTTAGGTGAACTTCCTACTAAGACTGGCGCTTGGACTGTATTGGCTAAGATTAAAACTCAAGCCGATCCACAAGTACCAGCTGAACCACAACCAGAACAACCGCAAGACTAATAATGGATTTTCAATTACTCTTTAATATCGCTTCAGCAATCATTGGAACAATTTCTGGATGGCTATTTAAAGTCATTTGGGATGCTATTTCTGATCTGAAAGAAGATATTAAAGAGATTGAACGTGGTTATGTCATGAAAGACGATTACCGAATTGATATTGCAGAGATCAAAGGTATGTTAGCTCGTATCTTTGATCGTCTAGACACAAAAGCTGACAAATAATGAACATGGAAACTCTCTCTATTGTGAAGTTTGGTGACAAAGAGTCACTGGGAGAGTTTTTGTTTGAAAATGGCACTCAACACCTATTATTTTGGGAAACATTGACTGATGCTGGTCAAACTTACTCAAAATTCCCTATTACAGATGCCAATATTGACAACCTAGATGACTGGTTATTGGCTCATCAAGTAGAGCATCAAGCCATTGCAAGTATCTTAGGATTAAGTAATCCATTCAATATGCTTGATGTAGATTTTAATAAAGAGAATGATTTTTACGATTGGTTAGGTACTCATTTCACTATCCATGAGCAAATTGCTTCAACTTTGGGATTAGTATAATGTTCCCCACCGCCAAAAAAAATCGTGTTTTTGAAGAATCCGAAGAACTGCAAATTGAACACCATTTTATTGGTGGTGTGTACGCCAAGCGTATGATTTTAAAAGCTGGATCAAGTATTAACAGTCACAAACATAACTTTGACCACATGAGCATTTTAGCCAGTGGAGTTGTTATGGTAACCGTAGATAAACAAATAAAATCGTATGCTGCACCTGCTCTTATTCAAATAAAAGCAGAAAAAGCACATAAAATTGCAGCAATTACTGAATGTCATTGGTACTGTATTCATGCTACGGATATTGTTGACCCTGAGTTGATTGATGAATCATTAGTAGTGGAGGAAGAAAATGCCATTTGATTTTAGTTCCTATAATCCTGGTGGTGGCTCAGTTTCAGTTTCTTTTGATCCTGGACAATTAACTATTGATCCTACATACGGTCCTAGTGGTGGCATTACGCCTGAGCAGTTTCAAGCGCAAGAAGCTGCTTTAGAGCAAACTTTTTCAACTAGCGTTCCTGAAATTCAAGCAGTTCAAGCGCAACTTCCTAATTTTCAAGACATACTTCCGCAGGATTTAAGCGCTCAAATCCAAACAATGTCTAATGCGTTGTTAACCCAACAATCTAAGATTCAAGCGCAAGTTCAATCGGTAATAACAGATCAAAAAAAAGTTAATGATGCTTATTCATCTTATAAAAATTCTGTAAACGCTTATAACGGTGCTGTAAATGCTTATAATTCTCAATACAGGAATTTGATGAACGATGCAGCAGTCATTTTAAGAAGTGGTTTTGGTGATGCAGCAGCAAAAATAAGGGCGCAAGCAGCTCAATTGGCAACCAATGTAACAAATACTAAAAATGCGGTCAATAGCACACAAAGCACTTACAATGCTGCTGTAACTGTTTATAAATCAGAAACCGCCAATTTACAATCTTCTATTAGTGCTTATAACTCTACTTATGCCAATTACACAGGTGCAGTAGCTACAGCTCAAGGTGATGTTAAAGCTGCACAAGATGCAGCAGCAGCAAAACTTAAGGCTGACCAACAAGCAGCAGCAGACAAGGCAGCAGCAGATAAGGCAGCAGCGGATGCAGCAGCAGCAGCTCAAGCCAAAGCTCAAGCTGATGCTCAAGCAGCAGCAGAAGCAAAAGCACAGGCAGATGCCCAAGCAGCAGCAGCAGCTAAGGCAGCAGCGGAAGCACAAGCGACAGCAGATGCTAAAGCTAAAGCCGATGCCGATGCAGCAGCTAAAGCAGCAGCGGATGCTCAGGCTAAAGCACAAGCAGATGCTCAGGCAGCCGAACAAGCCAAGGCACAAGCCGATGCCCAAGCAAAAGCACAAGCCGATGCCCAAGCAGCAACTGATGCCCAATCCAAGGCACAAGCGGATGCAGAGGCAGCAGCAAAAGCACAAGCTGATGCTCAAGCAGCGAATGATGCTAAAGCAAAAAAAGTGGCTGATGAAGCAGCAGCTAAAGCTGCTCAAGATAAAGCGGTAGCGGATCAATTGGCAAAAGAAGCTGCTGATAAGGCTGCTCAGACTAAAACCGATGCTACTGGTACTGGCGCAACTGATACAACCACAGTTAATCCACCTACACCTACTCCTGAGCCAACACCGACACCTACTCCTGAGCCAACACCGACACCAACTCCTGAGCCAACACCGACACCAACTCCTGACCAAACACAAACAGGCGCAACTACTTTGCCTGATTTGTTAGTGCCTTATGGACAAAAAACAAAAGCATCTCCTTTAACTAGCACTTTTGCTTCTTCAGATGCTTTATCTAGCGCTTTATTGGGAAGTGGTTTAAGCTCAAGACCTGACGTTTCAACCACGTCAGAACCGTATTTACTGGGTACAGACGAAGCTAAAAAGAATGTTTGGAATACTGAATCACTTAAAAATGCGTTAGGACTATAAATGGCAAAACTTGAACAAACACTAGGCACAGATTTAGCTTCAATTGCTAAATTATTGCGCTCAAAAGGGCGTGGTAAAGATACTGTTCTTGCCCACATTAACCCTAGAGAAGCTGCCCTTTTAAAACGTCATGGCGGTAGTGGTGACATTAACCCAGATACGGGTTTACCCCAATTTGATGATGGAGAGGATGCTCCAGCTCCAGTAACGGATTACAGTGAACCTATGCCTGTTGAGCAAGCACCCGTTGCACAAGTTCCTGTTGAGCAAGCTTCAACTTATGCTTTTAGCCCAGCGGAAACGCAAGCTGGAAGTCAACGTGATATGTCAACGCCATTTCAAAATGTTAGTCCAGCAGATACATTAGCAGCTAGAAATGCTTTAGGAATGACAAGCGTAGAGCCAGGTCCAGCACCTACAGTAGATACTGGTGACAAAACACCTACAAAACCTGGCGGTGGCAAAGATCCGTTTGCAATGCCTAGCCTTGGACAACTTGGCACATTAGGTCTTGCTGGCGCTTTAGGTGCTTATGGCGCATCACAAGCTCGTAGAGGCGCTGCTCAAACTCAAGCTGCTACTGCACAACAACAACAAATTGCTGCACCTTACCAACAACAAGGTCAACAATTGGTTGCTCAAGCTCAAGCAGGACAATTGACCCCTACAAGCCAACAAGCCTTGGAAGCTGCAAAAGCTCAATTGGCTCAATCTCAATCTAATAGAGGTGGAGTTGGAGCGCAACAATCAGCCAATCAAATAGCCAATATTTATCAAACTTTGTTGGATAATCAATATAAATATGGTTTGCAAGTCATGCAAATTGGTGACAATATTAGTATTGGTGCTATTAAATCAGGCTTGCAACTAGATCAACAGTTACAAGCATCTACCAATAACTTCTACAGTCAATTGGCAAGCATTGTTGGTGGTCAACCTATAAGGGTCGCATAATGGCTGAAACAAATAATGAAAATTTAGCCGAAGCCGTTGGTACGGATTTAAAACAATTTCCTTTTTTAAAAGAGGAAAAAGCAGCTAAAGAAAAGGCTGTGGAATCTAAGATCAAGGCTGAATCTGCTAAAGAAGGCGAAGTTCTTAAACAAAAAGGACAAGCGCTAGAAAAAATTGGTGCTGAAGATAAGGCTAAATACGATGAAACCATGAGCTTGATGCAACCTGCTCCTGAGTTTAAGCCTACACAAGACAATATGATGGACATTGGAGGCTTGTTTAGCCTAGTAGCTACTATGGGAATTGCTTTAGGTGGCAGTGGAAAGCTCTCATCTTTAAATGCTTTAAACGCTATGGGCGGTATGCTAAAAGGTTATCAAGCAGGTCGTAAAGACTTGTTTACTAAAGAACAAGCCATTTTTGACAAAGAAACAGCTCGTATTAAAGAAGTAAACGACCGTTTAATTAAGAATTTAGATCAATATCAAAAGTTAAGAGTCACTGACAAAGAAGCTGCTTTAGTAAAAGCGCAAGAAATTGCATCTACAAATCCTGGTGTTATTGCTCAATTAGTGCAATCAGGTCGTGATGACGTAGCTGCTGAAATTGCCAAGCGTAATAGCGATATGCTAATAAAAATGAAAGAATTGGCTACTAAAAATGCTATGAGTGGAAAAGGTGGAGGTTCTAAGTCTGCTATTAACGAAAGATTCCAAAATACCGTCATTCGATCTACAAATGAAACATTGCGTTCTCTTGAATTGATGGAAAACATTGGTATTGATATTGGAAAAGGTGGTTTAGGTGGCGTAGTTGGCAAGGGAACTTTAACATCTGAAGCCATAGCAAACATTACAAGATACATGACTTCTCAAGATCAACTTCGTTATAACGCTGCTGCTGGCGGTATGGCGCTTGAGTTGTCTTATGTAATGAACGGTGGTTATAAGCCAAGCGAAGGTCAAATCAATGAATTGAAAAACTTGTATTTGGCTACCCCTCAAGATACTTATGAGACTGCTGCGTTTAAGTTTGCCGATGTGGTTGCAAAACTCAAAGCTGCTATAGAGGTTGCTCCAGCCTATACAGAAGATCAAAAAAGAAGCAATATAATGCTTTTGGAAAAAATTAACAGGTACGCTACTCCTGAAGAAATCCTAGCTAAGATTAGTGGTGAACAACCCAAACCTGATCCTTATGTGCGTTCAGGGGGAGAAAAACCAAAACCTGCTCAATCTGACATTGACTATTACAAACAAAATAAAACACCAGAAACAAAACAAAAATTTATGAATCGTTTTGGTATAGACCCTGACACATTAGGATAAAAATGGCTGACACACCAGATTGGGCTAAAGAGCCTACAGTTACAGTATCTTCTGCTCCAGACTGGGCTACATCTCCAGATTCTAGACCAAGTAAATCTATTGCTAAACGCCCTGGTGATCCATCTTTTGTGCAACAAATGGGTGGTCTTGCCTACGGTGCTGGAACACAATTATTGGGCGCTCCTGGAGAAGCGGAGGAGTTTTTTACTACTAGTGGTAAAGGTGAAAAGCTACTAGGAGAAGGTCAATTCTTCCCTACAACAAAACAAGTTCGTGCAGGTCTTAAAGAAGTTGGTGTTAAACCACCTGAAAAGACTAAATTCATGCAAAAAACAGGCGAAGTGCTTACTGATGTTGGATTAGCTGTACCTATGGGCGCTAGAACTGTTGGCACAATGGTTGGTAGCACCACTAAAGAAGGTGAGCGTATTGCGGGCATTGCAGAGCGCCTTGGATTCAAGTTGTCACCATCCCAAGTTCGTGCAGATTCACCTGTAGCTGAAAAAGGTGCTGTTCTAAACGCAAAAAACAATCAAACCCTTGCAAACCGATTGGCAAGTAACGGTACTGGCAAAGTTACAGAAGAAATTACTGAAACATTTTTGCGTGGAAGAATTAAGGATCTTGGCAATGAATTTGATAAAGTTTACAAAGGTAAAGAATTTAGAATTGCTCCTTCTGTAGAACCTCATCTTGAGAACATTCTTGCTAGGGAACAGGAATTAGGTTTTGCTGGAGTAAGTGCAGTAAAAGGTGCTGCTCAATCAATTTTGGACAATATTTCTTCTGGAAAAGTTAGGGGAGATGATGTTCAAAGATTGCGTAATGCTTTAACTCAAGCTGCAAGATCTGCTGGAAGTCGTGGCAAATCCCATGAAATTTACGAATTAGTAGATGTTTTGGATAGGGGTATTGAAAACGCCAATCCAGTTATGAAAGCTAAATTAGCTGAAATTAGACCTCAATATCGAAATACAGTCATTCTTGAGGACTTGTACAACTCAGGTGGTATCAAGCAAGGAAATATTAGTTTAGAACGCCTTGGAAACATGGTTGGAGATAAATCTGCTTTACGCAGAAATCCACAAGATATTGACAATCTTGGGATGCTTGGTAGTCAACTCGGATTGCGTGCAAGGTGGGAATCTGCGGGTGAAGATATGCCAGGAGTAATTAAAGGCGCTGTAAGAACTCATGGAATTTTGCCAGAAGTAGTAAGAGGTTTAAGTGTTCCTTTACGCAGCCGACCAGCACGTGTAGCACAGCGTTATGCCAATAGAGAAGCTGGATACACGCAAAGATTAGGCGAAGCATTAGGAACAACCCCAGCAATTGAAGGAATTGTTAGACCATCGGATAAAAGATGAGTAAAAAAACAAAAGGATTAAACCCCGATCTTGAGGATGCTGTAGCCAAGCTATTGCGTGAAGTAATGGCTGACGAAGGCGCTTCTTTGACTGATAAATGCAAAGTTATTGACCGTATGGTGAATATTGAAAAATTAAAGCAAAAGATTAGTGATGATGAATGGGGTAGCGGATTTATTGCAGTAGATGATGATGAGGGTTAAACTATGTTTTTGTTTAACTTTAAGGGGATATTAAATGGAAGCTGTAGCACTTGTTCGCCTAGCGTTAGAAATCATCTCAGACCGTTTATTGGTGATATTGTCACTCGGTCTGTCGTTTGGTCTGGCGTGTTGGGCAATGTACGACCCACGTTGGGAAAGGCTTGCAACAATGGCTTTTTTCAGCATTTTCAGTTATCTTGTCATTAACACTAAGGACAGACTGAAAGCGAAAACTGAACTTAACACTGAATAGGAACTGATATGCCAGATAGCATGATTGTAGTACCCCAACCAGCACAAACTGATCCCGTTGGTAAATATAGGGTTTCAACTCCCCAGTCATTGATTGATACCGACTTTGAGTACGGTCAACAATCTACTAAATGGGAACAATTGGCGTTAGAAAACAACCGTCAATCATGTTACTACTTTACCAACAACCCATTAAACATTGGATCTATTACTGGTAATGGAACAACAACTATTGTCGTTCAATCCAATTCAAACATTGGTGCAAACAAACCAATATTTTTAGAGGAAACACTAGATCCAAATGCTAACGGGTGGTTTTATACGCAATCATCTAATGCCACGGCAATTATTGTTCAAACAACTAGCAACACAGCTAGTGGTGCTTTATATAATCCTACCGCCACCTATGGTTATCAAGGTTTCTTTTATACCAATGCAGGTATTCCAGTAGCTGCCTCAAGTTCAATTGCTATTATCCTTACTGGTAGTTTAATTGTGGTAAACACCACATACGCACACGGTTTGTCTGCTGGATCTTTGGTTTACATTGTTAATACTACAGGTGTTGCGGGATTAAATAACGCTTGGGTAGTATCTACAATATCATCAGCAAATCAATTTCAAATTGTTTCCACATTAACTGGTACAGCTACTACTGGAACAGCTCAAGGTACAATTTATGCAAGACCTTCAGGATATGTGGAAACCCGTGCTTACAACGGTTCTGTAAACTTTACTGCGGGTTCTGCTGTACCAAATCAGCAAATGATCCGTCAAACAAGACGTTATTTCCGTTATCAATCTGGTAAAGGTATTCAGTTTTCAACTGGTTCTGTACTAAAACCAAGATTATTGACAAGTAACGTCACTGCTAGCGGATCAGTTATTACTGTGGTAACCCGTACTCCACATAATTTGACTACCAACGCAACCATTCAAGTAACTGGGGCAACAGCCAATACTTACAACGGTATTTTCAAAATCCAAAGCGTTCCTAACGCCAATACCATTACTTATAACACCGTTAATAACGTCACTCCTGCAAGCAATGTAGCAGTAACGTCAACTGGTTTTCCGCCAAATGTGTATCCTTATGGTTGGTATGGATCAAGCAACAAGATTGGCTTTTTTGATAGTCAAAACGGTATGTTTTTCCAATTTGATGGTCAAACTTTGTATGCCGTTTACCGAAATAGTACAAACCAATTAGGCGGTGTTGTTGCTGCAAACCAAGGTAACGCTACTGTTACTGGTACAGGAACGACATTTACAAGCCAGATTAACGTAGGTGATTTTATTGTTATTCGTGGTCAATCTTATCGTGTTACTAATATTTTTAGTGATACAAGTATGAATATTTCCCCCGAATATATGGGGGCATCCGTTACTCAAGCGTTAATATCAAAAACAGTTGATTTAAAAATACCTAATTCACAATGGTTAGATCCGTGTGACGGCACAGGTCCTTCTGGATACAACATTGACCTTACCAAAAACCAAATGTGGTTTATTGATTACTCTTGGTATGGTGCTGGTGTGATTCGGTGGGGATTAAGAACCACTAACGGCACGATCAATTACGTATATGCTTTACAAAGCAATAACGTGCAATCTGGTGCTTATTTGCGCTCTGGTAACTTACCAAGCCGTTATGAATCTAACGGTCAAGGTCCAATAACTACCCTTTATTCAAGTATTACTAACGTAGCAAACGTTATTCCAGTAGTAAGTTCTTCTGGTTTTAGTCCTTTAGGCGGTACAGTAAAAATTACTGGATCTGCTGTAAATGCTGCTATCGAGTACGCAAACTACACAGGTATTATTGCCAATTCAGCTTCAGGATTAGGCTACGATCAGTTAACAGGTGTGACTAGGGGTGTTACAGGTGGAGCTGTTGCAACCGCATTTACTGCTGCTTATCCATCAACTAACGCAGTCCCACCAGTATCAGTAGAGTATTCCCCTCCTGATTCTGTAGCGGTTATTTCGCATTGGGGATCATCTGTTGTGATGGATGGCGGATTCTCTAATGACGTATCACTGATTTTTAACTACGGTACTACTGCTAACGTGTCAGTTGCCAATGGTGGTGTTGTTCCTATTCTTGCTATTCGTGTCGCTCCTAGCGTAGATAACGGCACAGTTGGTACTCTTGGCAATAAAGAGGTTATTAACCGTTTACAGTTGCAATTGCGTGAATTAGGTGTTGTAACGTCTGGTGCGTTTTTGATTCAATTGATTTTAAATGGTCAGGCAACTAGCTTTAGCGGTACTTTTGCTTCACCAACGCAAAACAACACTTTTACATCATCTATTTGCCAAGTCGCTGCAAACTCTAATGCTTCTTCAACCATTACTGGTGGTGAATCAATTGGTGCTGCGTTTACTAATAGCACTGGTCAAACAACCCTTGATCTGACATCTATTGCAGGTATTGGTAACGCCATTTTGGGCGGTGGATTAAACAATAACGTGCCATCAAACACCACTGCTGGTCAATTTCCAGATGGTCCAGATATTTTGTATGTAGTAGCAAACAACGTAAGCGGTGGTAGCGCAACTATACTTGCCCGTTTAAGCTGGCAAGAATCTCAAGCATAAGGAAAATCATGAAAGACGAAAACGGAAAACGCAACAAAATGTTTACGGCTAAAGAATCACAGCCTGTAAGAGTTGAAACCATTAGCGATACTTATGGTCATCATAAACACTATCGTTTGGGAACTATGCCAGCGGGGGGTTTTCAATCTGTATGGCGGTTTGAAGATAACCAAGATACTAAAAATAGTTCTAGCTCATTCCCAGGCGGAAAGAAGGTGTACTAATGAAGGGCGATCAAAAACAAGGTCTTAATTTAAAAGCTATTGGTCAATCAATGAACCCAAAACTCAAGCAAGGTGCTCCTGAAACTTTGCCAGTAGCTGCGGGTGTCAAATCTGCCCGTGACTCTCATAAAATAGAGTCAAAAAAGAGTAAGTAATTGGACAGAAAGCCCGCTGCTGCTATTGTTGCAAGCGCAGCGGTGCTTGTTAGTCTTGCTGTACATGAAGGATACAAAAGCAACGCTTATCAAGATGTAGGCGGTGTTTATACCGTAGGTTACGGTCAAGCAGACGGTGTTAAAAAGGGTGACGTTACCGATCCAGTCAGAGCGCTAGTAAAGCTAGAGCAAAGTTTGGATGAACACGCCAAGGGGATGGTGCAATGTATTAAAGTACCTATATCTCAAGGAGAATATGATGCTTATCTTGATTTTACCTATAATGTTGGGGTGTCTGCTTTTTGCTACTCAACCCTTAATAAAAAACTTAATAGCTTGGACTATAACGGGGCTTGCAAAGAGTTGTTAAAATGGAATACGGCTGGCGGTAAAGTTGTTGCGGGATTACAAAAACGTAGAGCAGAGGAATATGAAAAGTGTTCAGCACAATCCAATTCAAACTGATTGCTTACATTGTCGCAATAGTTTTGACGTTTTTTGCTGGATGGACTGTGAACGGGTGGCGCTATCAAAAAAAAGAAGCAGCGCAAATAATAGCTCAAGAAAAAGCTATTCAACAAAAAATATCACAGAATCAAACAGCAACCGATCAGATCAGGAGAGATAAAGATGCTCAAATTAAAGTTATTAACGATCAGCTCGCTAATGCTCTTGTGCAGTTGCGCTCCCGCCCCAGTCGTAGTTCCTACAGCACCAACAATGGACAAGACGGCACTGGGAGATCCCTTTCTGCCGAGGATGCAGAGTTTCTTATCAGGGAAGCTACCAGAGCAGACAAAATAAGGACTGCCCTAGATGCCTGTTATAAACAATATGATGCGGTTAGATAATGCCTAAAAATACCAATCTTTCTGTAGGTCGTGGTGAAAAACAATCGGTTTCTGCTGGTGGTGGATTGACTGCGAAGGGCAGACGTAAATACAATAGAGCAACAGGTAGCAAACTTAAAGCACCAACTAAATCAGGTCCTAGGCACAAGTCTTTTTGCGCTAGATCAAAAAGTTGGAAAGGTGAACGAGGTAAAGCAGCTAGAAGAAAGTGGGGTTGTAGATGAAGCCAGGACTTTATGCAAATATCCATAAAAAGAGAGAGCGTATCCGCAAGGGATCAGGCGAGAAAATGAGAACGCCTGGTACTAAAGGCGCTCCTACTGCCAAAGCATTTAAACGATCTAAAAAGACTGCAAGAAAATCTAAGCGGTAACGGCATCAATTTGGCAACTGCTAACTGTGGGGTGGAAAGCCGAAAAAAATCCCCACTTGTTGCATCCTTGAATGTCGGCTTAACTGCCGTTAAATCTTTACTCAGTAGCAATTAGCTGACCTTCAAAAGCATACGATCCAACGTGTGCTAGTTTTACCCAAGGCGCTGCAAACACTTTACCGCCAATCAAACGCCATTCACGGCAAAAGTGATAGTCCTCAGACAGCAAACGATTTGTTTCAGGCTCAATTGAAGTAGCAAAATACTCTGCAACATCTTCCCCTTGTTTCATTGTCTTATTAAGATCAACAACGTCATTAGAATAAGACGGTACATGAGGTCTTAATTTATCAAACACTTCACGCTTAATCATCATAAATCCAGTGCCACCATTAAAAATCTCTACTGGTTCATTGATAGGTACAGTAACTTCACCAGCGTAATTTACTAGGTTTACTACAAAGCTGCCTGTATGAAATTTAAGCTGATCTTCTGGTACGCCTTGATCCATTGCTCGTCTTACACTGTTCCAATTGATTTCTTTCTTAGGATAGATACCACAAATAACATCTTTGTCAGCCTGAAGCATGGTAATAATATCTCTTGGGTTAAACAAAATGTCAGCATCAATGAACATTAAATGAGTGCAATTGGTTTTTGCAAATGTTTGAGCTAATGAGTTTCTGGCACGGGTAATTAAGCTCTCATTAAACATAAAGCTAAAAGACAGTTGAACTCCATTGTCCGCACATATTTTAGTCAGTTGGAGAATCGACTGAGTGTAAAATCCAGCGCACATACCCCCATACATAGGAGTAGCTATAAATACATTAGGTGGTACACGTTCTTTTTTTTCTTCAAACTGCTTTACATCTAGCTTTTTCTTTTTGGTAGCCATTGCTTCTCCTTAAATAAAGTTGTCGGTACTAGCGTTTACATAATCGTTAATCAATATGTTCTTGTTATCGTTAGAACATTCGTGCATACAAGTAGTTTTAGCATTGAATTTCTCAAAGTATTCCTTGGTTTCCTGGCTAAACCATAGGTCTTTAAACCGTTTTCCATCAATAGAACCTATGCAGCCAGTGCTATCGTAGGCTTTGTTGTGACACGCATACACGTTAAGATCCGCACCGATGACTGGCACGGTTTGCATGATGTAACATCTTTTATAGCTTCGTACACTAGAATGACTGCTGCCAGGAGTAATGTTATAAGTGCTATTGACACTAAAATTTTCAGAAGTAATAGTTTGGATTTTTGCAAGTTGCTCATTGACTTCATCTGCTATTTCCTTGTGGTAATCGTAAAAATCAGGCACGTACATTGGGCTAAAACGCACATTCTCAACACCACAATCTTTTAATAACTGACTGTAACCCCATAAATTTTTGTAATTGTTGCGATGCACAATATAATTAACCCCTAAATCACAAGTTGCGTCTTTAATGGCAGCAAAGTTCTTGATATTCTTAATTACAGAATCAAAGCTCTTTTCAGGAATGTTCCTAAAACGCTTCATTTCTGCGCCATCGGTGTAGTCCATGCTGACCCTTACCCACTTGGCTTTTGAAAGCACCTCGGCACGTTCTTTGGCTAAATTTTGACCGTTTGTAATAATTGATAGATCAAGCCCTAATTCCAATGTTTCACGCATGATCGGCACAATGTCTGGGTGCATCAATGGCTCTCCACCACCTGAATAAGTGATTGCTTTTGTACCCATGCGGTGCAAGTCATACAAAATTTCTAACATTTTTTCAGTAGGGATGACATCATCTTCTTTCATATCTTCGTGCATACCACTGATAATGTGCTGCTCATCCCCACCATCTTTTACCCTAAAACCAGTGCTATAAACGCAAAAGAAGCACCCGTGATTGCAAATGTTAATTGGCTTGATGCGAACATATAGCGGTGCTTTAACCTCCCCCGCTCCAAAAGATTTCAGCTTTTCTGGAAAATGAAATATTTTAAAATTGCTATATTTGTTACTTTTCACATTAAATCCTTGTATTCAACAATGATGCAAGATTGGTTTCTTGTTACTGCCAGCTCATACGCTGTTTTAGCAAAATCTTCATTTAAAGCTGTGTAAACAGGTATATTAGTCATTGCACGTAATGCAGTAGAAAAATCTTGAACGTGTGTAGCGCCTGTATATAAAGGTTTTGTAATGTTTCCTACAATACAACGAATGATGACTTTAGGATCATATTCGCCCTTGCTAATATCATTGATTTTGTCTAAATGGTTAACCAACGCATCCATTGCGTTCATCAAAAAGTCCATTCTTTCAATAAAAACAACGGGTTTTAGCCCTGTCAACGACATTCCAATAGCAACACCCATCATAAGATTTTCTGCAACAGGCATTTCTAGTATTTGCTCACCTGGCACGTTTTTTAAAGTGCCTAATGCTCTACCTTTTTGCAAACCATAGCCGATAAACCGTGTTTTGGGATCTTTACTAAGCTCAGTATTTGAGCTAGTGATCTGCTCTTTATATGTCATTTTTTGTCTTTGAAAATAATGTGTTTTTTTGTGCCATTGCCAGCATGAGGATAAGTGGCGGTGTATTCATTACGTATTACGCAAGATGGCATTTCAAACTTAAATTTGTTGGGATTACGCTCTACTAGCGTTGTGTCCACTGATCTGTTGTTATCTTCAATCACAAACATACAAGGCAAATCCTGACCTTCTACAAACATTACAGCCTCGTAAAAGTGACCTTGTTCCTCAGCTCCATCACCTAAAAAACAATATACCCAATTATCGCTACCAGACTTTTTTAATGCGTACGCTACACCTGCTGCAATAGCGCAAGTGCCAGCCAAAATAGATGAAGTAAAAAAATGACAATCCCTGTCAAAAACAAACATAGAATTGCCACACAAAATGCGTTCCATAAGCTCAGATTGGGGTATTCCAGCCAATAAAGCGTGATGGTGATTGCGATGAGTGCTGAAAATCCAATCTCCATCCTTCATATCCTTAAATAGATCAATTAAAAAATCCTCATTGCCACCCGACAGGTGAATCAAATATGGCAGATCGCCTTCTTCCCAATGATGAGCAACCTTCTTTTCAAACGCAATAAGCTGCTCTTTAGTGCAATATTCCATCAATAACGCCCAATGGTTAGCCAAAAGCAATAAGCAAATACACCAACAAACGCTAAAGCCCCTACAAAACCCCAAAACCAGCTATATTCGCTTTGTTGTGGTCCTTCTATGGCAGTTGCATAGTCAGCATCTCTGAACGCCTCAGAAGCGCTTCTATACGTTTTACCTTCTCCGTAATTCCATTGGCTCATGTTATCCCCTTAAATAGTGCCAGCTTGCCCAAGTAGTTGGCTGGCGCAACCCCTAACTACCTACCTAATTGACGGCAGATTCCCCTTGAGCTGGTGATTGATCTATTTTGTCAAGCATCACTACGCATCCACCGCCTTTTTTTGGCAAACCTCTACTAATGGATACTCTTTGAACTTGGCAATCATCATCAAATACTCCAGCATCTTGTAGCGCATCTAATATGGGTTTAATGCAATTATCAATATCCATCAATTTTTTGGATCTTGGATGTAAAACAATTTCAACCCACATAGGAGCATTCCCAAACTTGGGAACACGCCATTCCACTACATAATCTGCAACAAACGCCTTGAAATCCCTACCACGTTGACTAATAAACCTACGATGCCCACTTGCTATCCAATAATTATTGATTGATGGCGGGTAAGGTAGGTTTATATAAATCATCAGCAGTTAATTGGTCTAAAAGGTCCTTCGGTATTTATGTCCCAACAACAAACACCACCAGAGAAATCTCTTTCGCATTTAGTTGCTGCATAAGACATGGAAAATACCATAACTAAGATAACTGTCAGTAGTGTTTTCAAAATGGTACTTCTCCATCATTTACACGACCACCAACCTCTTTAGGATAAGTGCCAGCGTTGTCAGGCTTCCAGTTATCCTCTGAAAGAGAGATTAAGCTACCTTTAGGGGTTTGCTTAGTCCAGCCAGCAATCTTGAGTGTTTGCCCTGCCTTGTAATCTTCAGAAAGCAATAACGTGCCTTTCCAATCAGGTGAGCGCTCATGCTTCTTTTCGTTTTGAAATAAAACACCTTTGCCCATCTGGGCGATATGACCATTAGCCATTGTTGATTTCCTTTCTAATTGCTTGGAGTTTTGATAAGAACTTCGCTGTTGTATTGCCATCAAATGTTTTTGTATATGCTTCATTGACTTCCCTGAACGCTTTTATCTTGGCAAACTTTTCTTCTGCCGTAAATTTTGGTGACTCATGAATCTTTGCATGAATTTCTGCGTAACCATCAATCCAATCAGATTGGCATATATAACGAGCATAGGGCTCATCTTGCCCAGGAACGAACATAGGCAGTGCCATATCAGGAATATCGTCAGGAATAGCGCTTAAATCGACTACATTAGAAATTACAGATCCCATCTCCTTTACTTCTTTAACCTTGGAGGTCTGGCTCTCAAAGTTTTCGACTTCATCGGGTGAGTAGAAGCCCGTAACAGATCCTGGAAAAACTGATCTAATCCCCTCTGAAATACAACGGCTTCTAAGCATCGCTCTGGGGAATTTTTGCCATCCGCTCCCAGGCTTAACAAGACCGATCTTGGTAGCTTGTCCGATAGTCCATGTAACCGCAAGGTTACCCCCGTTGGGATGTGAAAAAACTCCTGTAACTTGCTCATCTGTATAGTCCTTCCATTCGACCTTACCACCTGCGTTTTGAAAACGTGCCAGCATTGCATCTGCTTTTAATGCTGGTCTGCCTTGAATAATGTGAAAATCCCGAGCAGCCGTAGCAGGATGTAATCCTTCTGCTTGTGCGACTGCCATCAATGCAAGAACGCTATTTTTGTCTTTCATGCCAAATAAACCACTGGCAGCAATAGCCGTAGCCATCTGCTCCATTTCTGAATACGCTACTAAATTGCTCATGATAATTTCTCCATAATAGTTAGGATCGTGTCTATGACAGAGCTGGCTGTCATCACCCATATTGCTAAATCAAGGTTATTCATGTTTAACCGCCTCCGCTGCGTAAGTAGGTCTGTCCTTATAAAACTTAGCGTGTACGTCCTCAAAATGGACATAATGACCATCAAAACGCATAGTTTCACCTCTAAAAGTCCATACGTTATGATGTATTGAACATTTAGGATCATTGACAAACTGTTTACCTAAAGTAGTAATTTGCCAAAAACCATTGGCACGTTTAGTAATTGAATCGTGGCATTGCTCCACTAAACCCCAATAGCGTAACTTTTGAAAATTAGTCCATTGTGTGCGTGTCAATTCAAGATCAGTCAAAGAAACAGGCTCGATTGACAGATAAATTTGCCACAAGCTATTAGCTAATCCAGCGTTAAAGCTGTGTTTGTATTCCACAACCTTAGCGCCACAACATTCGCAATAGATGTCCTTATTCATTTGACTAAGAACCTCCGTGATCCTGGAGTATCAACCACAAACTGATCGTAGATGTCTGGCATGGCTGACTGGAATAGGCTTGAGTTAAACCGCTTAGAATTCTTGGCTGACTTCCAACTTACAAGCGTAGTGCCATCAACTCCTCTGATTTCTTGATACTCTCCCATCAAGTTACGCACCTGTACTTCAATCTGCTCCTCTGCTGCCTCCATGTGCTTGATCTGTGTCTTGATGTCTTTAAGCTGTGCTATCGCCCTCTCGACCTGCTGCGTGGCAGTAATGAACCCATCTTTTGATTCGGGGTAAATGATCTTGGTTTGCTCAATGGTTTCTGCTGGCGGGAGCGTATTAGCTTGGCAATAACCCCAAACGGATGCCATTTTCTTGATGAGATCGTCTTTTTCTTGATCTGTGATGTGGAATTGGAAAGTATGAAACTCTTGACCGCCAAATAACACAGCCAAAACGACATCATTAACATTGTGACAAGCTGCCTCATGGACAAGTTGGGCATAATCAGCATCAGGAATCCGATTAGATTCGGGGTCAAACTTAGAACGAACGCTGGCGTTGTAGTTTTTAGCCTCAACAAGCATATTACCGTCAGCACTAATGAAATCGAAATGGGAACGAAACCAATCATGCTTAGGATGGGTAAGTGCATAGTCTGCTTCCTTCAATTCTTTCTTGAGTTTTTGCTGGGCTAATTTGCCGACAATAGGCTGCATAACATGACCCATTTGTACCGCCTCAATACCTGATAAGTCTGGGATCTCTTTCTTGCCTTGCTTCTCAAGAATGACATCCACCATATTGCCATTGGCTACTTTACGGCTATCACCACTCCAAATAGCACTACGCCTTATTTCAGGTGCAAAATCGTTTTGATCGTTCATTACTATCTCCCAAAAGGTATAGCATCAAGATCGTCAAGATCGGCATCTTGCTCATTTACTGGCTCAAACTCAAACGGCTCAAACCACTTGGCAATCTCTCCACAACCAGAGATAGGTAAGTTACGGCAATGAATAGCTGTCCATGTCTGGACTTGCCCCGTAACCATATGACGGGGTATCTCGGAGGCTTTGCACAGATCACCTGATAGGTGTTTGCAATCAATACAGTATTTCATGTTTAATTCCTTTGTATAGTTAGGTTTAGGTACTACAGATAGAACATTACTACATTACTACGATTAGTGCAATTTATTTGTTAGTTGTTGTTTTTTCCTCCTTTTCAGTTATGACATCCCCATTACTGTTAATGTAATAAGGCGTACCACTTTCAGTTGCTCTGATCCATTCCCGATACTGGACTTTAGAGTTCATCTCCATCCACTTTGCTGCATCATCATCTGCTTTGCTCATTTTGTTGCACTCCTTTTAAAAATATGATCTAATCCGATTAAGTTTGTTTTAGTCGTGGTTTTGTTGCCAATCAGTTAGGGGGCTTTCTGATGTTGTAGGCATCGCTACCAAAATCACGATTAAAGCAAATTACACGGGGGCATTACCCACCCCTCCCGCATGGTGTAGCGCCAAAGGGAATAAACAAGCTGGCTAGTATCTGGGGGACTCTTACAGGACCGCACCCCTTTAGTTAAGCAGCATAGATAAACGATAGCTACCTTCATTTTTGAAGATCCCGCCCAAAGCGGGTTTGGTGCTTAGTAATTCGTGACACGATCAAATGACCACTTACATAGTAAGAATGATTTAAAAGAGTTTTGAGGGGTTTTCTCACAGGCGTGATACTTACCCCTTCTCTGTTAGTTTAAAGAGCTAGAATAAGCCAAATAAGAGGTAATACAGCTATCGCACAAGCTATTAGAATTAGCTTATCAACCCAAGTATCTTTAATAAGTAACATAATTAAGCTCCTTTTTTGTATAGTTCGACATCTTCCAGCTCCCAATTTCCGAAAGCGATTTCCTTCCACTCTGGCTCTACATCACCACCCCAAGCGAGTTCCTCTGCTTCCTCTAAGCTATTGGCTTCAATAAATGCTTCGTGATACACCAGTTGTGAAGCTACAACCCTGTAAAGTTTGTTCATCATTTCACCTCAATAATTTTGTAATCGTCAAAATCAAAATCATCCATAAAACCATCGGAAACAGCTTTCTCACAAATAACAATTTCCTCATTAAGAGCTTGAATGGCATCTTCCTCTGTATCAAATAACTCCTCTACATCATTACAAAACCATATAGGCTCATCGTGATACATTCTTATCGCATATTTAGACATAATTCACCTCTTTAAAAAAGTGTTTTCCTATATCTAATTCACGATCTATGCTTGAAATTAGTCCGTCATCTTCAATTAAACATTCGTCTAAAGCCCAATTTACTAAAGTTGTAAGTCTTTCCAAATGAGCTAAAAGACATAGTTGTTCTGTATTTGTCATAGTAAAACCCCCTTCTTTACAGTAAATGACCAAGCGGGAAAGCTAAGGGCGTTTAAGCCCTGTTTAACGCACCAGTAGCAATAAGCAGCGTATTTGGTTTGTTTGTTCATGCTGCAACCTCAAAAACTTCGCAAGCGGTGTAGGTGTCGCTTTTGTCTTTCATAACAAAAACACATCCATCATTAGAGCCACCACAAACATATTGACCGAACCAGCTCAATTCTTCCGCTAACTTCATGGCAGCTTTGGCGTGATTTTCTTCGCCATTTAGACTGTAATCCCATGAAATAGTCAGGCTTTGATTGCCGTAGCTTGTCCACGCTTTGATTCTTGAACCTTTGGTATTTGTTGGTGAAAGGTATTTAGTTTGGATATATTGCATGATTTAATTTTCCTTGTAAGTTAAAAGGCGGGGGATTCTCACCTGCTGGTTTTACTACTGATTAGACTGCATAGGTATGATTATATACATTAGAAAAGAAAAGTAAACAATCTTTTAAAAATAATAGTTGTGTTGTTTTTTTGCATAGCTATAATATGACTATAGACTATCTTCTATTTTATATAGGATCTATAGTCTATCTTCTATATGTCATAGGCTACTTAGTACATAGTCTTATAGATAGTCAGACGGGGTAACTGAATGGGCTTATAGATAGCTACTCAACGCCCTCTTACAGTTTTAATAGGGACACCAGAGACGTAAAGCATAGCGCTACACGTTATAACTCATTGATCCATAAGGGAATATGGGTCGGGATCGCTAGATTAAAACAGCATCAACAATCAGCCCTTTGAGATGGGCATGGACCTGTTGTAGGAGGAGCCCCATTCGCAGCTCCCCCCAAAAAAAATTACAACTTATTGATTGTCTGAGTATTGTCAGTTAAATTGACTGTTTGATGACCGCAGTAGAACTTACGGCTTAAGATATTGTTTTGATTGAAGATATTGAACGTAGTCCACATCGGACCAGTAGCTACGCCTTCAATGTGCTGGCAATACTTTGATATAGCACCTATGCCAGTCACGTCTAAACCCCAATCTAAGGTGCAAGAAACCATCCCTGTAGGGGCAGTGGTGACTACTTTTAGCCCCTGATTTGACAATTCCCGTACCCGTTTCTCAAAGAATTGGGGGTTAAAGTCTGGTAATTGCCCTGATGACGGAGAGGAGTTAATGACCAAAACATCAAAATTCATGTCATACGGTTCATTTAAGGCGGGGTAATCGAACAGTAAGTCCTCTCTGCAAGCCATAGGAGAGGAAATCTCCAAAATGTTAGATAGGTGATCGAACCATTCTAAGTAGAACGCAACCCAATCATGCTGTAGTGGATGGCTATAAAAGTAATTATCTCTACCAATCCAAGCGTTATGAGCGCCAGGCGGGATATTTAACCCTTGCAAGCTGATAGCAGTATCCTCTACGAGCGGGGTGAGTTGGTCAATGTGAGCAGGATTAACGTGGTGCGTGAACTCTAAGCTCGGGTTTTCCTTGCAAGCCCTACGCAAATAGTTAAGATGAACTAGGTTATCCCCTAGACGATATTCATTGTATGTGTGTATCATGGTGGTATGATGAGTGAAGTTATAAGGAGAATATCACAATGAGTATTGAGGTGGAAAAAAATATACCAATACCCCCTGAGAAAAAGCGCAACGTGTACCCATATAAGGTATTAGAGGTCGGAGAGTCATTCTTTGTGCCAACGGGGAAAATACAGATTGTCTGCAATGCAAACTACCGCACAGGCAAGCAACTAGGTAAAAAATTTATAGCCAGAAAAGAAAGCGAAGGAGTGCGAGTATGGAGAACGGAATAAAAGATGCTCAATCAGTACAACAGTACATTGAGAAGGCAGGTGACATAGCCAAGAAACAATATATGCAACGGGTCTGGGAAATGACTAAAGAGCAAATCTTTCATGAGCTAATGCGGGTTCACGCCAAATCCTCAGAGCTGATGATGCAAGCAGAAGCCGAGTTGCAGTACCTTAGGTCTTTGTTAGATGGTCCTGAGGATGGGGATGCAAGACATTGAGCGCTTAAGCAAAGAAAGACTCTTGTATAAGACTGAAATGTTAAGGGCGTTATCTTGCAGAACCAAGAAGCAAAAGATAGCCCTTGCAAGCGAGTGGCGAGAGAAATACAGCCCAATGACCTATGACGGTCTTATAAGCCTGGCTAAGAATCATACAGCCCGTTTAAAGGTGGCTTATTGGAATTTACCTAACTTTGAAACAAAGCGCATGGAGAAGCACAATTGAAAACCGCAGCCGTAGTGACCGTAACTAGGGGTGACCGCCCTTGGGAGTTATCCAATTGCATAGCTTCAGTCAAAGCTCAAACTTATCCTGCAAACCATTACATTTTGTGTGACGGTGATTTTGATAACTTTGTAAAGATTAAAAAAAAATATCCTGAGGCAAAAGTCTGTTATTGGGATGGCAAGATTGGCGGGGATGGTTATGCGGGGCAACGCTGGTTAGCGGCTGCTCCCCAACTGGTTACTGAAGATGTCACCTTCTTTTGTAATGATGACGATTGGTATGATTCTGACCATGTAGCTTCCATCATGGGCAAGATTGAACAAGGATATGATTGGGCGTATAGCCTTAGGTCAATTTATGACAAGGAGGGCAACTTTTTGTTTGATGACAATTGCGAAGCCCTAGGAGAGCTACACGATTCATGGAATATTCCTGGTCATCACTTTGTTGACTGGTGTATGTGGGGAATGAAAACCGTATTCTTAAAACAACTAGCAATTATCCTTAATCAACCTAGCCCGCAGGTGGATAGGCAGTTTTATGAGGCTGCAACGCAGATAGTTCCTAATTTCACCTCTACCAACAAGCATACGTTTAATTTCAGGCTTGGCGGGGAATGTGGCGTACAAAAAGAGTTCTTTGAAATGGGCAACCACTCCCTACTACAACGGTTTAACGGTAAGTTGCCTTGGATCATTACATGAGCCAGTTTAACCTCAAGCATTTTTACAACTTTTGTAAGCAACTCAAAATTGAAACCAAAGAGCAAGGTTTACGAAAGATGGATCATCTATTGGGTACGCAAACCTATGTCATGGATGAAATCAATAAAGGTTTGGCAGATGGATGCCATTTTTTTGTTATTTTAAAAGGTAGGCAACTTGGAATCACAACAATCTCCCTCGCTCTTGACCTCTACTGGCACTTCATGCACCCAGGGCTTCAAGGAACACTTACAACAGATACGGAAGAAAATCGGGATATGTTCCGATCAACCCTTGCCATGTATATGGATGGTTTGCCCAAAGAGTATAAAATCCCGCTCCTTGCTCACAACCGAAATCAGCTTTCCCTCAAGAATCGAAGCCGATTGTTTTATCAAGTCGCTGGGCTTAGAGCAAAAGGAAGTTTGGGTCGTGGCAAGGCTATTACATACCTACATGGAACAGAAACAAGTTCTTGGGGTGACGAAGAAGGACTGGCTTCTCTCTTAGCATCCCTTGCGGAAACTAACCCTGATCGACTGTACACGTTTGAAAGTACGGCACGGGGATTTAATATGTTTCACGATATGTACGTCACGGCTAAAAAAGCCCGTACTCAACGTGCCATTTTCTGTGGATGGTGGCGCAACGAGCTGTATATGCTTGATCCTAAAGACAAGACTTATGAGGTGTACTGGGATGGCAAGCTAACAGGCGAAGAAAAAGAATGGGTTAAAGATATTAAAAAGCTGTACAACTTTGAGATCAATTCTAGACAGATAGCTTGGTGGCGTTGGAAACTTTACGAAGGTATCAAAGACGATAGCTTGATGTATCAAGAGTTTCCACCCACTGAAGACTACGCTTTTGTAATGACGGGTACGTCATTCTTTTCTAATGCACGTTGTACGGATGCCGTTAAAAAATTAAAGAAAACAACTTATGATTCTTACCGCTATGTCTTTGGTGCTAATTTTCAAGATACTCAAGTTATTAAATCAACAGAGCGCTTGGCAACTCTTAAAATCTGGGAAGAACCAGTTGATACAGCTTACTATGTTATTGGTGCTGATCCAGCTTACGGCTCTAGTGATTGGGCTGACCGATTTTGTATCCAAGTATTTAGATGTTATTCAGACGGATTAGAACAAGTTGCTGCTTTTGCTACTTCAGAATTAAACACTTACCAGTTTGCTTGGATTATTGCCCATCTTGCTGGAGCATATAAAAACTCTACCTTAAACCTTGAAATCAATGGTCCAGGTCAAGCAGTTATCAATGAATTGCGTAACCTTAAGCGCCAAGCTGCCAGTATGGGTACAGCCCTAGGCAAAGACTTGCTTGACGTGTACGGCAATATGCAAAACTACATTTGGCGCAGAAACGATACTCTGGGTGGGGTGTCTAACTCAATTGGCTGGATGACCACCGCTGCCACCAAAGAGCGGATGCTCACGTATATGAAAGACTTTTTTGAACGTGGCATGATGGACATTTGGGATATGGACACAATTGAGGAAATGAAAACCATTGTTAGAGATGGTGGATCAATTGAGGCTTCAGGTCGCAATAAAGACGATAGGGTCATTGCTACTGCCCTAGCTTGCGCTGCTTTTGCTGAACAAGTGCAACCTAGATTGATTACTGCCAAGCTAACACGACCAATGTCACGGATGCAAGATGACTTTACTCCAGAGCAGTTAACCGTTGGTAGGAATGTAAGTGATTATTTAAAACGCATTGGGGTGTACGGTAAATGAGGTCTGTCATACCTAAAATGGAACTTAAACGCATTATGAAACGCTTTATGCAAGACAAAGATCGAGGAATATCAATCCTTTTGTTTGCTGATTTAGCTGGCGTATCCATAGCCCATATACGAGATGTTTTTTTAGATGAATCAGAACCTTTGACCGAATATATGCAAAGACGGGTTAGCAAAGCCTACATAGAATGGAAAAATGGTGAAATAGCTGTTATGCAAAATAGGGATAACACTAGGTTTGTGCAATATCGCAAAGAAGCCAAGCCTGACATGGCTAAAACTACGGGATTACACCTAGTTAACGGAGAGATTAAGATTAAGGTGGGTATTACCAATAGATCTGATTATTCTGTTTTAACACTTGACGAACAATTGAAGGGGAGATAACAATGGCAGTTGTAAATGATTTTCACTGTGCAAAGCACGGATACTTTGAATCTAGGGAGGCTAAATGCCCCATGAAAGGATGTCATGAAGAAGTTATGGTCGTATTTTTGCAAGCTCCTAACCTTATCAGCAACAAAACAAGGTTCACAGACAAATCAACCAAACAACTCGCAATCGAGTTCGATATGTCAGACATCAAAACAACCCGTGAAGGCGAAAACCAAGCAGGTTACCTCACCCGTAAAAACAAGTTCAAAGAAAAAGACTACGCAGAAGCCGAAAAGTACGCAACCCGTAAAAGAGGCAACAAAGACAAAATCAAACCCGTTCCCACTCAAGAAGCGCCAAAAGAAAGCCGTCCAGGTGATGCAGCGATCTGGGGCGGTGGAATGAAGGGAATGAATATGCAATCCATTCTTGCGGGTCAATTTGCTAAACCTGTAAGAGATGAGCAAGTAGGCTTGACACCAAATCAAGCAGGGATTATAAAAGGACCTACAACCCTTGCTGGCGGTACAATGAGAGATCCAGATAACTTGCAAATCAAAAAATGAAAATTCCGTCATCACCTGAAGCTAGAGAAGATTTTTATTTAGACATCATTAACAAGTGCATGGTGTCAAAAGAAAGCAGACGGGGTGATTACACAACACTAAGAGCTTATTATTTATTTGGCGCTGGACCTGAACAACCACCAGCGTATTTTAATAAAATCCATCCGCATTTAGATCAGTTAACTTCATTTTTATATTCAGCAGAAACAACACGATTTTCAATTGGTTTAGGAGCATCTGTACACGCTGCTGAACACCACAAAGCACCAGTCTTAACTCAAGCCCTCAATGATGAGTGGCTAAACTCTAATGCAGACCAAGTATTTTCGACTGCGTTGACATGGGCGCTTGTGTACAACACCACATTTATTAAGTTGGTGTACAACAAAGGTATTCATCCTTACATGATTGAGCCGTCATCTATTGGCGTCTTACGTGAGGACACTCCCTATACAGACAGGCAAGAAGCCATTACACAAACTTATTACATTACTAAGTCGGAGCTATACGCCCGTCTGTATTCCCATCCAAAACGTGAATCTATAGTAAGTCGCATTACGACAGGTACAAAAGTTTCTGATTCAGAAATTCCTGATGCGGTAAATCGTATTGTAATGAGTCAAACCAATCCCACAATCTACGGTAACGTAAACCTTGATCTATATGGCATCAATCGCTATAAGGCTCAAGTGGCTGAAGATACAGTAGAAATGACTGAGTTGTGGGTATGGAATGATGACACCGAAGATTATCAAGTAGTCACAATGGCTGCTCCTGACATCATTGTTTATGACAGACCTGGAGCATCTTTATTTTTAAAAGGCGAATGTCCTTTTGTACAAATTGCTCCTAACCCATTGCCTGATTACTATTGGGGAGCTTCTGAAGCACAGCAATTGATTTTATTACAAGAGTTGCGTAACACACGCATGACCGAGATTTTGGACTTGTTATCTAAACAAGTTGCTCCACCAACAGCATTTAGTGGATTTAGCGGTATTACTGATGAGAAATACTTTGCTATGCAACGTGCTGGCTCATTGATTGCTTCTGATATGCCTGGCGGTAAAGTAGATCGTTTATCTCCTGAAATGCCACCTGATTTATTTGAAGTGTTGCATGAGATTGACCAAATGTTTGCTGAGGTATCAGGTATTAGCAATGTATTAAGCGGTAAAGGTGAATCAGGCGTTCGTTCGCAAGGTCATGCAAGTCAATTGGCACGTCTTGGTAGCTCAAGAGCAAAGAAACGGGCTTTGATAGTTGAAGATAGCCTTGAAAAAGTAGCAACCTTATATCTTAAACTCTTGCAAGCCTATGATGACACTCATTTTAAAGATGAAGATGGAAAAGCGTTTATTGCTGAACAATTTACTAAAGATTATGTAGTTAAAGTAGATGCTCACTCTAACAGCCCAATATTTACAGAGGATTTAAAACAATTAGCGTTTAATCTGTTTAAAGCCAAAGCAATTGATGCTGAATCATTGCTTGACTTAACAGAACCACCAATGAAACAATTGCTTAAAGATAAATTAAAACGCAGAGAGAAGTTGGAAGCCTCACAGCCTAAACAACAAGCTCCTGCGCCTAAAGGCAAGAAAGAACCAGAGGTCGGATAATGGCAAGAGGAAACGTAGCACCTAAAGCAGATCAACCAAGGGTAACTACTGAATCTCTAAAAAGAGATGCACAGCCAACAAATTTGCAGTATCGTGTACAAGGCGTTAAAAGTTTTGATAGATCTTCTAAAACAAGAGATCTAGGTCGTTCAGTCAGGGGATAGTTTAATTGGAGATCAACATGGCTCGCAAAGGTCGCAAAGGTCGTAAAAGCTGCAAATAAATTCAGTAGGGGATAGCTAACTGGAGATTGATATGTACGGTAG